TACCTATTTTTCTCAATAAAGACTTTTTATATATAAACTCTTTTTTAGGTTTTCCTTTTTCATATACATAACGCCAAATTTTTCTCCACTCTCGCCTGCCCTCTCGAGATTTAATTTTTTCAGCTGCACCTTCGGATAAATGATAATTAATAGTAGATTTAGAACAACTTAATTTTGATGCTATTTCTCTATAAGACAAATTATTCTTTCTTAGGTCTAGGATTTTTTCTTTCAGTTGACGTGCAATTGAAGCGTTATTTCTCACTTTCTAACCTCAATGGTCCATGGTGCATTAGCCGTGCGCAATCCATCCTTGCTCGTGTCCCAATATCTTTTACAAAGATTACCTGAGCCAGCGATAAATTCATGCTGCATTTCATGGTGTGGATTGTAAGGACGTCTTATCTTTTTACCATCCGACTTTGAAAAATATTTAATATAATATTTATTCTTCATTTTCCTCCTTTTTAAAAATTCTATTCCATTCTTCTCTATACTGATCATTCGATGGACGTGATACACCATCAAAAGTTTTACCAGCCTCTCTTTTTATTTTTTTAATATTTCTTTTTTTAACAGTATCATCTCCTCTTCCTGTCATGGGTTCTATATATCTTCTACCTTTTTTCATTTTTTAACATTTTATATTGTTTAAAATCTACAACGTTATTTTCTTTTAATTTCTTTTCAGTATAATGCTCTATAATTTGTTGAATCTTTGGTAATTTAGTATGAGACCACGGCCAAATTAAAAGACATACATGGTACGCGTCTCTGTGAAAACATCTCCAACGCCATTGTTTTTTACGTCCAGGTCTGACTTTTATTGGTCCTATAGTACCAACACCTAAAATTTCATTTATCCATCGGATCAATGATTGATCAGTCATAGCAATCTCTAATCTAATCTGCCATGTTGGATAAGCTTTTTCCTGTCTCTTTCTTTTACGCATGTACTGTTTATAAAATATATTGCCTTTACAATCAAACAGTCCAGCAATATACGACCTATCTGTCTCACTTATCATTTGTTATTACCTCTTTCATTACTGTTGTCCAAGGATTTAGGCTAAAGTCTTTAGTGCAAGAGCTTGTTAGCAGTACGAGTATCGTTATCAACAACATCATATTGAGATACTTCGGGTTTATAAACATAAAACTCTCCTTCCGAATCGCAGTCCCAACACTGATGAATCATTTCATCATGCTCAAAACTTGCAACTTTAACAAATCCATTACCTTTACAGGTTGGACATATTAGTTTTTTTACCTTATATTTTTTTAATTTTACCATTTAACTTCTTTGCTTTTTCATTTGCTAATGATTCTACAGTTTTACTAATAGATAATTTTGCATCTGGTAATAAAACTTTGGACAAAGCGATCAATGTCTTGTATGTTGCATGTGTTAACGAAACATTTCTATATTTAGTTATGTCAGTCATAGTTCCTTTCATTTAATTATGATGACTATATAGGATTTAAGTAGGATTTGTCAATGGAAAAATTTATTATTTTTATGTGGTTGTGCTCTGCAACAACTACTATTAATTGTCAGCAGATTAAAGTGGATAGAGTGAAGTTTGCAGATACATATGATTGTACATTGTATGGTTATACACATTCTGCAAAATTATTAAGAGAATTTGGTAGAGAAGAAGTCAATAAATTAAATTTATATACTAAATTCTTATGTATTCCAGAGTCTACAGGACCTAAAACTGAAACTTAATTGACAATGTGGCAGAATTGTGGTAAAGGGGTTTTCTTACCTTTAATACCTATCCTATCTTCTCTCTCTTTAGGATAGGTTTATCTACACATACATCCGATCCAGTTTCCACTACCATCGTTCATTATATGTAGGTTCAGAGTATTTACATACCCTGTTAATTTTAATCTCAATATTTCACACAACTCAAAACAATCTGTCTCAGCTGTTATTACGATTCCTTCCAGCATCTTTTTTGTCACTGGAATCAGTTGATACAGTTCGTTGTTCCAGATTATTAAGTCCATCTGCAAACTCCTTTACTAATTTGTACCACAAATCTTTATATTTTGGGTCTTTAGTTTTGTTCCACAGATTTGCTAGTTCGTTTATTTTCTCTTGTGTCATATCTTCTCTTTCCCCATGCTATTGTTTTATTAAATCCTGACGTATGTATGTCTAATTTAGCATATGGTCTCCACTGCTCTTTTATTAAATTTAATTCAATAAGTAATGTAGACCACTGTCTAAGACTTATATTTTTACTTGTAATTGTTAGTTTTTTCATTTCTTTTTCTTCCTACCCCACTTCTTTTTCCATGGAGTGTATTCTAGCCATTCAACTAATGCGTCGATAGGAGAATAACCACGTTTCCAAAGAATGTCTAGTCCATTGTCATACTTCGGTGTACCTAACCATCTATTAAAATAAATTTCATTGATACCGTGTTTTTTACCATCGCCCCACACTACTTTAGGGCCAACGGCTGTTTTGGCCCTAATTTTATATGTTTTATCTAGCCATGTATCTAGTTTCATGTGATCCTTTCTATATCTAGTAAGAATGTATGACTGATACAGTGTTGTGTCAACATACTTTCAGTAAATTTTTCCTTAGTATCAATATCAACTTTAGGATATTTACTTTCAGCTGACCATGCCATACCACCATATAGACCTGCTTTCTTTAAAGCATCTCTATATACTTTCCATCTAGGCCATGATGCATCAATTGCTTTTTGACGCTTTGGAGTCATACGCTTAGGTTTTCTCCAAGTCGTATGCTTCATCATTATTTCGTACGCTTTTTCAGTACAATCTAGTTTATGAGCCATTAGTATTCATACCTTTCTATTAGAGCATTGATACCAATGTTGTGAACGCACTCATCCTTAAATTCCTCTAATTGATCTCTAAGTTGAGCATCTGTTTTACTATCCTCTAGGATTCCTTTTACTCTATCAGCAACATAGAACAAACATACTCTTTGATCTACAGCTTGTTTTTGAAAGTCCTTTACAGGATCTGTTTTTGTTTTTTTCATTTGTTTTCCTTTCTTTGCTTTCATGTATTATATATAGGATATTTAGGGATTATTGTCAACCCCTTCTTTTACCTTTTTTTCTCTTTTTTTGTTGTCTTTTTTCGTGTTTATTTAAGCGCTTTTTATGGCGTCCAGGTCTTTTTCTAGGTTTATCTCTTTTATAGGTGCTTACACCCCACTTTGGCGCTTTAGCCATTTGTAGAGGTTTCTAATCTTATTTTTTCTGGATTATCTATATGTGGTATATACGAAATTTTACCATTAATGTGTTGTTTTAGATCTGTGCCACAGGTAATACATCTAAAATAATCTTTTGCAACCGACACTAGAAGTGTATCACAGGTACAAGTGGGACATTTTCCATTAACTACTTCAGCTTTTAAATTAATATCTCCGAACATTATTTTTTACCACCTGATCCTAAAGGTCTATCAATACTTCCACCTTTGCTTCTTTCTATTCTATCCCCTCTTTTCTCTAGTTCATCTAGTGCTATTTGATAAAATCCTGCGGGACCGTTTCTCATAATTTCTCTCAACTTGTTACTACTGTAACTATAAACATTTTTTCTAAATTCACCTATTTTCATTATTGTGATAGTGGATTAGATGTAGATACTTTTATTTCTTCTATTTGAACTTTTAATAATTCAATTTCTTTAGCATTAACTAAAGATTTAGTTTTGTTTTGATTTAATCCTTCCTCTAATCCTGATATATCTACAACAACTTCTTTTTTGTTTTCTAAAGCTGATACTTTTTCTTCTAATACTGCAATAGCACTTTCAATTGCTGAAGTGTCAACAACAGTTTCTTCTCTAGCTTCTATTGCATCTAGTTTAGTTACAATTTCTCCGTATTTAACGAAGCCACCACCGATTGCAACGATAGCCGCGATCAGTGCTGCTATTCCTGCGAGTTGGTCTTTAAGTTTACCCATTTTTCAACATCTCCAATTCCATTAAAAGCCGTTGTTTCTTAATCTTTATCTCATTAAGTTTTCTAGCTTTGATTTCTATCTTATCATTTTGAGTATAACTTGCAAGATTAGTATTTGGATATATTTGCCTATTATCAAAGATATTTAATTGGTCTAAATATATGTTTTTTGGCTTATAAAATACTGTATTTTGATACATATCTAGAGATGCTTGTTCGCTTGTCATAGCTTCCATTTTTATAATATTTTTAATAGCTAAATTTTTAGATATATCTTTAATATCTTTGTCAACTTTATCCATTATTCTAGCGAGATTTTTGACGATAGCTTTTTTCTGTTGTATCTTTTTTTGTTTGGTAAGCTTCTTAGTCTGAACAGTGGACTTCTCAGGAGTCTCGCCAGAAGATTCCTCTTCTTTAATTTCTTCTTCTTCTTCATTAGTTGCTTCTACCATTTCAGTAGGCCCTTCTTCAATAGCTTCTTCTTCAGCCATTTCAGTGTTTTCTTCTTCCATAATTTCCTCCTCAGCCATTTCTGTAGGCTCTTCTGTCATTTCTTCCTCTTCAAATGTTTCTGTAGTAAAACCTTCTCCGTCCTCGGTTGATTCCATGAATATGGGTCCATCGTCCTCGACGAATGATTCTTCTTCATTAAAAACTTCCTCTTCTTCAGAAACCATAGGTAAGAACGTTTCGACGATTTCGTTTGATTCCTCATAAATTTCCTCCATTTCAGTATCTGTAAATTCAAACATTGGGCCATCTTCAAATGTCATACCCTCATCTTCCATAAAAACCTCTTCCTCCATAAAAAATTCTTCTACGAACTCTTCTACAAACGTGAAATCTTCCATTTCCACTTCCATCTCAAACTGGGGTTCTTCATTGAAAGTAAAAGTTTCTTCTTCAAATGTAAATTCCTCTATATCTTCAAAGACTTCTTCTTGTAAATCTTCAAAAATCTCATTTATTTCATCTTGAATAGATTGATCAATAGGTTCTGATTCATATGTAACCGTAAGAGAAGGTTGTTTTAAGTCTACTGAATAGTGACTTGTTGAATTAGATGTATCGGTAAAATCATATCTTACATTAACATCAAAATCTGTTTGAGTACTTCTAGATATAGATAAAGTGTCCGATCCAGATTGATAACTACCACAGTTAATATAACCACAACCAGTAGAATTATATATCCTAATTTGTGTTGTTGTTTCCCCATCCGCTCCAGTTATTGTCACTGTCGATTTAACTGTAGAATTATAATTATTCCAATGCCAATATTTAAAAGAATGGTTTGATGTAAAACCATCTTGTAGTTGTACTTCTGTTAAATTAGCATCATCTTTTAAACTTACATCATCAGACTTAATATATGTATTATTAACAGCAGCAACTGTACTATTGCCATGCCTACCAGTAGCAGTACCAGACCAATTTGTGGAGAAGTCTTGACTAAGTAGATTACTTGTTGTTGTTTCTTCTGC